GACATGACCCCATTACCTTCCCTAACAAACTCCTTGAGGGACGGAGGTCTGAACGACCTCAGGCTCACTCCGTCGGGCTGACGGAGTGCATAAGCTTCGCAGAACACAAAGCCTATACGAGACCTGTAAGACTTCCCCTCATGGAGTTTGCTTCCCACGTCAAAGGCGCGAATGGCGTAGGAAGGAACGTTCTCCCGATGAGTGAGGGCAGCGAGATCATCTCCGCAAATGATCCGCTGCGGCCCAAGACCTTCACTCATCCAGTGGTTGAGGAGACTCAAGATCGCGAACGAACAAGGCGTCCCCATAAGGGACCCGCGAACCTTGGGTATCTCCACACACCCCTCAACCACAGGATAACGTTCTCGGCATCTACGTGCCTCGCTTTCACTCAGCTGCGACAAACGGTAACGGACATAGTGCGGATTGGAGCCAACTCCGAGGGACTCTCGGAGTTCACGGTAAAGATCTTCGGGGAGACCTGCAGATCTAAGACCGTCACAAACAGCTACAATCGCATCATGTCCAAACCCATCTGTCGCGCACGTGAGGTCCGCCGAAAGGTAGACCTTACTTGGGTGGAAGCCACTCTGCAAACGACAAAGAATCCCCTCCTCAGTGTGAGGCGCATAAGGCAAGATCTGAGGGATTCTCTTGAGCAGAGCTGGCCAGAGGACCTGTCTCACAAGGTCACCTCTGGCGAAGCACGATGCCGGTGGGATGGTTATGATCCGTGCTTTCATCCCCAGCTCCGCAATCACCGAAGCATGATGGACAACACGAGCACCCGCCGACTCCCGAAGGAGCAAGGCAGTCGCCCTCACCCAGTTGCGGTGAGCGGAGGCAACCAAAGGATGCTCGTGTGTCCTAAATGCACGGTTCTTGCGGCTGAGTGCGTGCTCGAATCTGTGTGCGAGTCGGGATCTCTCGTCCTTGTGGTCCATTGGACCACCCCCGGGGTGCAAACCCGAGCCAACCACGGTCCAAGCCTTGCGGCAAAGACCCTGGACGAAGGAGTTATATCCACCGTCAACCCGACCAGATTCGACCACTGCGGCAGCCGACGAAGGCACGGAAAACCG